AAGAATTGCTCAAGGAGTATGGCGCTGAGCATGACGAGGAAGAGAACGTAATCAGGACCCCCAACATGCGCGATGCGGACCTCCCGCGCGCGGCTCTCAGATTTTCTGCGCTGCTCCTGCGCATGTGGAAAGCACCTTCAAGGAGGATGCCAAGAAGAAAATCCAACAGGTAATTGGCTCTCGCGCTGCCATCCGATTCATTCAACCTGCTCTAGCCCGACGCTTGGAGTCTCTGTCAAGTTTTTGCTGGCGCTTGCGAAACTTTGGGTCTTTGTATTTTTTTCGCTTCCACGCCTTTACGTATTTGCGGCGCGCGGCTTGCTTATCAGGGTCCAGGGCAAGGGATACGGCTTGTGGGGATACTTCGACAGCCTCCCCTATCTCTCTGAGGGAAGCTCCTTGGTGTCTGAGTTTTTGTGCCTGTTTATGCCAGGGTGGGCTCATTCATCGTCCTCCTCCGCGTTGAAATCGTATTCGTCGATCAGGTCATCGCAGGCGCGGTGCAATGCGGCCAAGTTGCTGATCCATGCGACTCGTTGTTCGTCGCGCTCCCACGCCTCTTTGTAGTCGATTGTCAGATTGGCGGCAATTTGGTCCCGGTGGCGGCATTCATGGGCGGCAACCCGGAGGGTGCTGGTGTAGCCGGGGCGGCGGAAGTAGCGGGCTTCACTCAGATTTGAGCGGGCGGCGAATTCAAAGCCCTTGGCTTCGATATAAGCGGCGGCGGCTTCCACTGCGTCGATCTTGTTCATCTCAATCCCCTTCTGGTGATTGAGAGTGCACTGTCTGGTGATTGAAGCAAATCACGAATTGTTACAGGAAAATATACCTGGACCAGCTCTAACCCGGCGGGTTTTTCATTGAGGAGAATGCAAATGAGTAAGGCTGAAAAGCATCTGCTGAAAATGATGAAGCGCACGTCATCGGATGGTCGCGGCGGCCGGGAGTATCTTTTTAACCGCACAAACTCGCAGAAGCTTGCGGCCCAGATCGAGCGGTATTGGCACTCACGCGGCTTCCCGGCGGTCAAGGCTGTTGTTGAAGAGGGGCGAGTGGCCATGAACCAGTGGTCCGAGCCGGTGTGCATTTTTACGATCCGCTCGAACATCAGCGATGTTGTCCGGTTCGATTCGAGTCAGGCCCTTGCGGCCTAACCCATTGAAAGGAATCACCAATGGCTAAAAAGAAGGGCAAGGGGCCGAAGTGCTGAGATGACCAAGCGCTATGCCGACAGCGAGATAATTCTTGAAGGCACGTTCAGGAATTCAAGCGGCACCCTGACGAACCCAACGGCTGTGACATTCACCTATCGCATCGGCAGAGACGGACGGGACATTGCTGTGACGCCAACGAACCCAAGCGCGGGCCTCTATCGCGCGACATTCACGCCTGAGAACGCAGGCATGCTTTACGGGGTATTCGAAGGCTCTGGAACGTTGGTCAAGACCGTTCCCGTTCAGTGCCCCGTGTTCCCCAATCAGTTGCCGGTCGGATGAGCGAGCGCGGCAGGCCGTCCAAATACAAGCCCGAGTTCTGCGAGCAAGCCATAGAGCTTGGCAAACTGGGCAAGAGCCCGACGCAGATCGCATGCGCATTCGAGGTCGATAGGGCAACGCTTTACCGTTGGGCGGAAGAATATGAGGATTTTCGCACAGCGTTAACGCGCGCGAAGGCCGAGGAACAGAATTGGTGGGAAACTACCGGCATGGCCGCGTTGACCGCAGACAAGTTTCAGGCGGCTGTGTGGAAGAAATCCATGGAAGCCCGTTTCCGCGATGACTACACGGAACGCAAGGAACTTGGTGGTGCTGGCGGCGGCGCAATCAAGGTCCTGATATCGGAAGATGACGCAGCGCTTTGAGCTTACGCCTCGCCAGAAAGAGGCAACAAAGCTCATGGGCGGCCCTCAGACGCATACCATGCTGTTTGGGGGTTCGAGGTCGGGGAAAACCTTTGCAATCGTTCGGGCCTATTGCGTGCGGGCTATCAAGCATCCTGGCGCAAGACAGGCGATGCTGCGGTTCCGGTTCAATCATATCCGCTCGACAATCGTAGCGGACACGTTCCCGAAGGTGATGAGCCTGTGCTTCCCGGATGTCGATTGGAAGCTCGACAAGACGGAATGGGTTGCCAAGTTCCAGAACGGCTCGGAAATCTGGTTTGGTGGGCTGGACGACAAGGAGCGGACTGAGAAGATTCTGGGTCAGGAGCATTGCGGCATTTACCTGAACGAATGCTCGCAGATTCCTTGGTCTGCCCGCAACATGGCTGTGACGCGCCTTGCCCAGAACGTGGGCGCAAGGCTTCGGATGGATTACGACTGCAACCCGCCAAGTCAGGCGCACTGGACCTACAAGGTATTCATCAAGAAGGCTGATCCTGATAGCGGGGCGAAGTTCCCGAACCCTGACAACTATCAGGCGATGCTGCTGAACCCTGAGGACAACAGGGCAAACCTCAGCGACGATTATATCAACGAGCTGACCAACCTTCCTGAGCGGCTTCGCAAGCGCTTCCTGAGGGGCGAATTCCTGCCGGCGGCAGAGAACGCGCTGTGGTCAACCGATCTGCTGGACAGGCAAAGGCTCACGACGATCAACCTGCCTGAGATGCAGCGGGTGATTATTGCTGTTGACCCGTCTGGCGCTGACGAGGAACGGCCCGAGAGTGATGCAATCGGCATTGTGGTTGCTGGCCTTGGTTCGGACGGCATTGGCTATCTGCTTGAGGATTTGACGATCCACACCAGCCCCGGAAAGTGGGGCAACATCGTCGGCACCGCGTTTGAGCGTCATCAAGCCGATCTCGTCATAGGCGAGGACAACTTCGGCGGCGCGATGGTCCAGCATGTGATCCAGACCGCGCGGCCCAATACGCCATACAAGGCTGTGAAGGCGTCAAGGGGCAAGGTCGTGAGGGCCGAGCCGATTGCAGCGCTCTATGAGCAGAACAAGATCAAGCATGCGGGTTATTTCCCCGATCTTGAGGACGAGCTGTGTGCGTTCACGACATCCGGTTATGTCGGGCAATCTTCACCTAACAGGGCTGATGCTCTTGTGTGGGCAATGACGGAGCTTTTCCCTGGCATGACGAACAGCACATTGAAGCTTGACATACCGCCGCCGAATGTCGGTCGGAGTTGGGCCGCCTGATGGCCAAGCTTGAACACAAGGAAGCGCTCGAACTCATCGGGGACGACTGGCTTGCGGACGACGACAACCGCATCGATGCGCTCCATGATCTGCGCTTTCTAGCCGGCGACCAATGGGACGAGACGGAACGCCAGCAGCGTGAGAGCGAGGGCAGGCCGTGCCTTTCCATCCCGCAGTTACACACGTTCGTCAATCAGGTCGCTGGCGATATCAGGCAGGCGCAGCCAGGCATTGAGGTTTACCCGGTTGACAGCAAGGACGACATTCCCCTTGCGAACATCTATGAGGGCTTGATCCGGCAGATTGAATATCAGTCCGGCGCGACGAGCGTTTATTCGTATGCGGCTGAGTGCGCAATCCGCTGCGGTATCGGGCATCTGCGGCTTGAGACGGAATACACGAACGATTCCGTGTTCGAGCAGGACATCAAGATCAAGCGCATCATCGACCCGCTCAGCGTGGTCTGGGATGCGGGCGCTGTTGAACTGGACCGTTCGGACGCCAAGCATTGCTGGGTCACGGACTGGATTCACAAGAACGAATGGAAGCGCAGGTTCGCAAAGTCTGGGCGTGAAGGCTCTGACGTTCCGATCGATCGCGGGTATCCTTCCTCGCAAAGCCTGTATTGGCGGCGCGAGGACTTTATCAGGATCGCGGAATATTGGTGCTACAAGCCGGTCAAGCGCACGCTCATCATGACGCCGGAGGGCAAGACCTTCGACATCACGGACTGGAGCGAGTTTGACGTAAGCAATGTCCGCGCTTCCGGCATGGTCGCACGCGAGCGCGAGGTTGATGCGTTCAAGGTCACACGCCAGGTTATGGACGGGGTCGATTGGCTGAGTGAGCCTGATGATTGGGCTGGCCGGTTCATCCCGATCATTCCTTGCATCGGGTCGGAAGTCGCATTCGATGGGCGCATTGTGCGGGCCGGGCTCATTCGCTGGGCGAAGGACAGCCAGAAGCTTTATAATTTCTGGGCATCGGCCACGGCTGAACTGATCGGAAAATCGCCCAAGGCTCCATGGCTTGTCACGCCGAACATGATCAAGGGGTTCGAGGGGTACTGGAATAACGCGAACCGTTCGAATCTCCCGTTCTTGCCTCACAACATTGACCCGGCAAACCCGAACGCGAAGCCCGAGCGCCAGCAGCCTCCGCAGTCGCAGCCCGGCATGTGGCAGGAACGCGCCTTGGCCCGTGAGGACTTGAGGCATAGCACGGGCATCTATGACGCAGGGCTCGGCGCACAGGGTAACGAGACAAGCGGAAAGGCCATTCTTGCACGGCAACGTGAGGGCGATGTCGGGTCGTTCTATTTCCTCGATAATTTCGCCATTGCGGTGGGCCGTGTCGGGCGGCAATTGGTCGATCTGATCCCGCGCATTTACGATAGCGAGCGGCAGGTCCGCATTCTCGGCATTGACGGGTCTGAGGCATTCGTCCCGATCAACCAGACTGTGCAGACCGTGGACGGCCAGACCTTGCTCATCAACGATCTGAGCGATGGCCGCTTCGATGTGCGGGTCAAGCTTGGCGCGTCCTACACGACATCGCGGGTTGAGGCCCGCGAGCAGATGGCGATTGCCATGCAGGGCAATCCTGACCTGTGGGCCGTCATTGGCGATCTGTATTTCAAGAACTCGGATTATCCAGGGGCCGAGGAAATCGCGGCTCGGTTGCGTCGTGCTGTCGATCCGAAGCTGCTTGAAGATCAGCCGCAAGGGCCTGATCCGATGCAGCAGGCCATGATGCAGCTTACGGTGGCTGCGGAAGACGCCAAGATCGATGAAACTGTCGCCAAGACGCGAAAGACCATTGCGGAAATCGACAAGGTAAAAGCCGAGACACAGAAGATCGGTGCCGACACGGTTGTGACGCTCGACCGTGCGGACGACATGCCACAAGAGCAGCCTGAGATGGCGGAGGCCGAATAATGGCGACAGCAAATGTTGAAATCTGCCGGGTCGCGCGTGACGAAAAGGCGTCAGGCGCGGTTTATGGCAAGTGCATGCGCTCGCAGGCGCTCACTGTGTCGGGCTCGACCGCAACGCTTACCACGGCATTGACGGCGGCTGAGATCGATAGCGGCGCGATTGTGCGCGTCTCGACCGATACGGCCTGTTATGTCGCGGTAGGGGCTGTACCAAACCCGGCAGCAACGACTGAGACGAATGCCACCACAGCCAAGATGCTGTTGCAGGCTGGCAGTGACCTTCCTATCCCGGTCGTCCCCGGCGACAAGGTTGCCGTGATCGCCCTCTGATCTGAATTCGAGTTTCGCAGCATCCGCTGCGCTATCCGCCGCCTTCGGGCGGCTTTTTTATTGGGGTAACCATGTCGCAAGACAACACGCTGGCCAGCAGCGCAGAGCAGACCGCTCAAACTGGCACTTCGGAAGCCGTCACCGAAACGACGGGAAAGCCCGTAACTGAAACCACGGAAGCCAAGGCAGAGGAAACCACGGCTGCGGACGCTGAGACATCCAAGAAGGATGATGCGGACCAGCCCTCTGATGAACCGAAACCGAAGCGGAAGGGCGCACAGGAGCGGATCGCAGAGCTGACGGCGAAAGCCCATGCAGCCAAGCGCATCGCGGCAGACAAGGACCGGGTAATCCAGCGGCTTGAGGAACGTGTCAAGACGCTAGAAGCCGGGCCGCCGCGCGAGAACGATTACAAGTCGTTC